CGTAGAAGCTAATGTTGATATGGATACTGATATGGGAGGTGATGAATCTGAAGTAGACTTCGATATGGATTTTGAAGGAGAAATGACTCCTGAGGAACCAATGGAAGGAATGGGTTCTGAAGATTATGATTTTGCGATGTCAATGAAAGAAAGTAAAATCGACAAAGTATTGAGCAAATATTTTGAAGTTTCAAACTCTGAAGTTGAAATGTCTAAAAAACTTTTTGAAGAAAGAAAAATAGAAAAAAAATCTAAACTAACTTCTATGGTTACTAAAATTGAAAGTTTGTCAGAAACCATCGAACAAGAGTTAGCGAGTAAGAAATTTTTAGAAGAAAACAATGGTTTTGAATTTGTTGGTAGAACTAACAAAAAAAATCTTGTGTTTGAAAGTAAGAATAAACAAGTAAAAATTTCTACTGAAGGAATTGTATTATGATGTGTCTAACTTATATCAATGGACTAGGTCCAGATTATAAGGGAGATAATCTCTACGAATTTATATTTTCTTCCAATACTGACGTGTGGGGAGATTCTTGGGAGTCTTCACCGGCTAATAGTTACCCATCACCTCCAAGTTTAGAGCACATCAATAAAGTTGGTGTATTAAGAAAATCAAACATTAAGCTTGAATTAGTTCAAAATTCCGATTACTTCTGTATGTCCGATGCCATGGACGGAGTTGTAGCATTAGGTTGGGAAATTGAGGATTATGAGGAAAATAAAAGGTTAGTTTTTAAATTCGGTGAAGAAGAAAAAACAGTCAAAGATAAATTATACGAGAAAGATTTAATTCTCGAATTTGAAAAAAATGTTGTTTATGAAAACTAAAGATAAAATTATCCAGTTAGTTGAAATGGGTTTGTCGCCCAGCACAATTTCTAAATTAAACGAAAATCAAATTGATATTTTGTTTAAAAAAATTTCTTTGTCTGAACAAGGTGCTGTTATGATTTCTGCAGATAAAGCAGTAAGTGAACCTCAAAAATTAAAGGATTTGACTTCGAGAGGGATTAATGTACGTATTGAGGGGGAAGTAGCTGAAGATGATGTGGACCTAATGGGTTCTGCAACAGGTGGTGCTACAACGCAAGCTCCTCATCAGGTTATGGCACCAGATGGTATGGGTGATGATAGTGACGCTCAAATTGACCAAAAAGAAGATATGACGGAAGCTGACGAAGAAAATAATCCATATGCTATTTGTCATGCTCAGTTGGGTCCTAAGAAAAATGCTAAGTTCGAAAGGTGCGTTAAGGCAGTCAAAAAGAGTTTGAAAGAAGGAACTTCTCCGATGAATTTTTTTATTGAAGAAAAAATTGTATCTTTGGTTGAAAATTATTTAGAACCAAAAATGACAAAAGCAGAGTTCCTAGAAACAATTGCCGAACAAGGAGTAATCCGTCGTTCAGTGTATAAACCCAAATCTAAAAAAGGTAAGTCTATCAAAATGAGTAGACCAATTGGTGATTTGGGTATGTTACAATCAATGAGTGAAGCCGGTACTGAAACAGTTCCCGCTAAGCCTACGACAAAACCTGATACAAAGCCTGGCACTAGACCAGCCCACCCGGGAAAAAAACCTTTCGAAGGTCCTAATCCAGGACCTAAAGCCTCGCAGAAGGAAATTGAAAAGGCTAAAAATGATGTATTAAAAATAATTCAAGGTATTCTTCGTGATGGCAAAAAGTAAAAAAATTCAGGAACAAATTGATTACGGGGATTACCCCGAGAGAATGGACCCTAAATTTGAACGGAAACTTAGGGACCCAGAAAATCCATTAGCAAAAAATCCTGTTTTCCAAGGGGGCAACGAGCAAATACAACGTTTGGCCACAAGGAGATTTAAGCAGGTCGTGGACAAAGTTAGGGAAGTTACTGGTGTTGAATCAATAAATTCTCCTATGATGGCTAGAATGTTAATGGAGGAAATTTTTGCTAAAATTCCCACTATTGTTAATATTGAGTCTCGCCACAAGGATACACTTGAAAACCTAGCAATCGAGGCTACACTAGATGAGGCTCAGATTCCTAAAGATTGGTTTGTAATTGAGGCTTATCTTAATCGACAGCCACTCGACATAAGCAATTTCAGACTAGCCGCAGATGAGCTTGGCGAAGAAAATGAGGAAGAGGCTAAAGAACTTATGATTAAAGCTGGGTTTGAGATAGAAGAACTCACACCCAAAGAGATATTAGAGTTAGAAAAACACAAACGCAATATAATAAATGCGATAATTCAGGGCACTTCAAAAAAAGGGCATTTTTTATTCCAAAAACCAGAAGTTAGAAAAAAACTTAATGAAATTGACCCTAGACTTTATCAAATGTATCTTGAGTTGATGGCTTTCAACGATTTCATGTATTTTACTATGGAAGATTTGATAGAAATCGCTAACGATACTGGGCGTGGAATTGCCGCAATGGTAGAATTAGGTGATTCTGATGGTGAAGATGGTGGTGAAGAAGGCGGTGGCGAAGAAGCTGCTGACACAGTAATTAAAGCATATGGATTAATTTTTCCAATGCTATGCCATGAAATTATTAAAGGAATTGAAGAGGCTAAAGGTAGATATGGTCTACCTGAAGACCCAGAAACTCGTGAAAAAGTTATGGGTCAAACAGATACTTTGCCCATGGAGGCATGGTCTCTTAGAATCGGACCACAAGTTGTTGAAAAAATTCGTTTTGCGTTACCTGACGAAATGTTTGATGATGAGAACAAGGGTTTGATAAATTGGTTCCAGATGGAGCTTTATAAACTCCCTGCTGAGGAATTTCTGGAAATAGTCGGAAATGCAATTTCTGACGACTCAGACAAAAATTCAAAAGCAACTGATAAGTTTGAAGAACTCATAAAAGTGGCTAAGAAAAATAAGGAGGAATATGAAAGTTTTGAATCTAGTGAAGATTTAGAAGATGATGGTTTAGATTTCTTAGCAGGCATAGGGATTTCCCGACCTGACTAAGAATTTATGACTAAAGAACAAGTAATCATAGAGTACAAGAAGTGCATGAAAAGCACTGCTTATGCTCTTAAAACTTATTTACAGACCTACGATAATACAGTTTCCAAATACGTACCATTGGAATTGTTTCAAGACCAAGTGCAACTGGTTGAAGATTATGAGGAATATAATGAAAATATTGCTCTTAAGTACCGCCAGGCGGGTGTTTCAACAGTAACAGCTGCTTGGGCAAGTAAAAGATTAGCATTTGCTAGGAAAGAAAAGCCTGAAAAAGTTCTTATTATTGCCAACAAACTCGACACTTCCGTTGAATTTGCCAACAAAATTAGGGGATTTACTGAACAATGGCCAAGCTGGGTCGGTATAGGCTTTGCACCAGAAAAAAACTCTGCAAGACACTTTAAATTATCTAATGGTTGTGAAGTAAAAGCCGTGGCAACTTCAAGAGATGCTTTAAGGGGTTATACACCGACCACCCTAATCTTTGATGAGGCGGCCTTTATTGAGGCTGATAGTGATTTCTGGGCAGCTTGTATGGCATCTTTGTCAACTGGTGGTAAGGTCATTGTAATTTCAACACCAAACGGCTTTGACCCAATTTATTATGAAATCTACGACCAAGCTTTACGAAGCATGAATGATTTCAAGATAACGGAAATGTATTGGTATAGAGACCCCCGATACACCAAAGATTTTTACATGGTAAAAACCAATGATATTGTTCATTATCTGCTCAATAAGGATGAGTACCCAAAAGAAAATATAATTGACTTATCGGCTGAAAATAGACGTGAAAGACAACTTTCCACACTTCATCAATACATTGAAGACGGATTTAAACCTTGTTCTTCTTGGTTTGAAAGTATGGTCAAAAAATTAAAATATGACAGAAGAAAGGTTGCTCAAGAATTGGAGTGTAACTTCCTAGGGTCTGGAGATAATGTTTTTGATTCTCAAATGCTACAGACAATTCAAAAAAACGATATCAAAGAGCCTGAGGCTAAACTTATTGGTGGACAACTTTGGATTTGGAAAGAGCCTGAAAACGGTCACAAATATGTTATGGGTGTAGATGTTTCACGAGGCGATTCCGAAGACTTTTCTTGTATTGAAATTATTGATTTTGATTCTAGAGAACAAGTTTTAGAATTTGTCGGTAAACTACCCCCAGATACTTTAGCAGAAATCGCATATAAGTGGGGTATTATGTACAATGCTTTATGTGTTATTGACTTAACAGGTGGAATGGGTGTTGCAACCGCTAGAAAACTACAGGAGTTAGGATATGAAAATTTCTATTTTGATGGGGTTGATATGAGTAATAAGTGGAAATACGACCCAAAAATTAAAGAAAAAATTCCTGGAATAAATTTCAATAACAAAAGAGTTCAAATTATTGCGGCCCTTGAAGAAGCTATTCGTCATGATTTCAAAATACGTTCAAACAGGCTGATGAATGAAATGGGAACTTTTATTTACATTAATGGAAGACCAGACCACCAAAGGGGTCATCATGATGATGCTATTATGGCAATTTCTATGGCTCTATATGTAGCAGAGGCAGCTTTTCCTTCTTTAGTCAAAGTGGCCAACCACACAAAAGCTATGTTAAATTCGTGGAGTACGGTAATGACAGAAAACAAAGACAAGTCTGAATTTTTCAACCCTTCTATTCCTCAATTTTCTCAACCCGGAATGGGTCAAACAAAAAATTACTCAGCATCAAGGGCCGACTATGAAAAATATGGTTGGTTATTTGGCAGGTAAAACTATTTATATTAAACTCACATAGTTTAAGTTTAGTGCAATGGAAAATAGAAATTTAACGGTTTGGCAAAGATTATCTAGGGCATTAGGTCCTGATGCTTTGATGAATCAAGATTTTCCCGTCTACAAATTAGATAAGAAAGAACTTTTAAGAACAACCGATAAAGGTGAATACGAAAGAGAAAAGTTACAGGCTAAACAATCTTTCTATTTAGCAAATCAGTTTGCAAAGGTTGAAAACAATCTTTACACGCAAGCAATCTATTATGAGCCAAACAGACTAGCATCATATTACGATTACGAATCTATGGAGTATACTCCTGAGATTTCTGCTGCTCTAGACATTTATGCCGAGGAATCTACCACACCCAATGAGGATGGTATTATCCTACAGGTTTATTCTGAATCTAAAAGAATTAAATCTGTATTAGTTGATTTATTCAACAACGTATTGGACATCAATACTAATTTAGCAATGTGGACAAGAAACACCTGTAAGTACGGTGATAATTTTGTTTACATGAGGTTAGACCCAGAAAAAGGTGTTGTAGGATGTCAACAATTACCAAATATTGAAATTGAAAGATTTGAACAAGGATTAGCAACAAGGAATTCTACTGTTGGTGTTCCTCAAAACACTGAGGACAAAGGTTTAAGATTTACCTGGAAAACTCAAAATATGGAGTTCCAACCATGGGAAGTCGCTCACTTTAGACTTCTAGGTGATGATAGAAAACTACCGTATGGAACCTCTATGTTGGAAAAATCACGTCGTATTTGGAAACAACTTTTACTTTCAGAAGACGCAATGTTGATTTATCGTACTTCACGCGCACCAGAAAGAAGAGTATTCAAGGTTTATGTTGGTAACATGAACGATGATGATGTCGAATCATATGTACAGCGTGTGGCTAACAAGTTCAAAAGAGAACAAATCGTTGATTCTAAAACTGGTAATGTTGACATGCGTTTTAATCAAATGGCGGTTGACCAAGATTATTTTATCCCTGTTAGGGACGCGACACAAACAATGCCTATTGAGACATTACCTGGAGCTCAAAATCTATCTGAGATTGCTGATATTGAATATATTCAAAAGAAACTTTGTACCGCTCTTCGTGTACCAAAAGCTTACCTAGGATTTGAGGAAGTTGTTGGTGATGGTAAAAATCTATCATTACAGGATATTCGTTTTGCTAGGACTATTAATAGAATTCAAAAATCAATGATTGCTGAATTAAATAAAATCGCAATCGTTCATCTATTCTTACTTGGTTTTGAAGATGAATTAAATAATTTTACATTAGGTTTAACAAACCCATCAACTCAAGCTGACCTTCTTAAAATCGATGTGTGGAAAGAAAAAGTCCTTCTTTATAAAGATTTGGTTACACCAATTCAAGGACCTAACATGGCACCAACGTCAACATCTTGGGCTAAGAAACATATTCTTGGTTTTTCAGATGAAGAAATTAGACTTGATTTACAACAACAAAGAATTGAAATGGCTGTCGGAGCTGAACTTCAGAATACCGCAACAATCATTACACATACTGGTTTATTCGATAATATTGATAAACTTTACGGAACAAAAACAGGTGGAACACAAAACGCATCATCAACACCACCACCGCCACCAGGAGGTGGGGGAATGGAAGATATGGGTGGAGGAGTACCACCGCCGCCACCGCCACCAGGAGGTGAAGAAGGTGGAGGACCACCAATTCCAGAGAATGAACAAAGAGATAATTTAAAAATATTATTGGAGAATGAGGACTTTATTTCTTCGATGGATTTTATCGATTTATCAAAAGCAAGAAATTCTTTGGGTGAAATGGAAAAACAATTAAATAAACTATTGGGTGACTAATATTTATAAA